CTAACAATGGGGTAACTTAAAGTAACCTTTCGGAAGTATTTAAGTAGAAGCAGCTGTAGTTTGATGAGCTGGTCCATTTAAACCCAAAGAACGCACTACCTAAACATATAGAACGCACAAAGTGAGCCCCAGGTCCATGAGGTTGCTGGAGCCCACCAACATGGTGGTAGTGACGGAAGAATCACACATCGTGCACTTGGATCGGTTGGTTGCCAATAAGCACGGTAGTGGGGGTGGCTCCTGAGAGCCAATTTGCCAACCCAATAGTTCCATGGGAAGTATCGGGAAGGGAGAGAGCACCGACCGGTGGAGGTCGGATGAAGTGAAACGAGAAATCATCACCTGCAGCATCGAGAAGATACTTGGGAGCGGTGGTGCTCGTCAAAATGTTTTTCGTTGAGCTAACATCAGTGCTCTCAAAAAGCATGGACGAGTAGTAGGGCACTTCAAACTCGAGTAGTGGGTTGGTGGGACAAGACAAGTACGCACCAGGGTACGATCCAGTCAATGTGCTAAGATAAGCACACTCGATGTACCTATAGTCTCGAGACAACAGCTTGAATCGCAGTGAACCACGATGGAACCTATACAAAAGACCCCAAAGAGTCATTCCCATGCATATGGTTCCATGAGTGGCGGGACGCCAAGTTTGGAAGTTTCCACTGGTAACAGCCTGTGGTTGATAGCGATGAACAATCTCGCGAACGGTTGTGTATTCTTCGCCAAACAACAATCCCTCGCACTTGTACGCTGTCATGTCGTCAGTGAATGGTGGGAACTCCACAGCAAAATCGGCACGAGGGTTGCATGTGGGAGTAAACGTGTACTCACGATAGCCCGCAAGCCGAAAGTCACTGGCAGCCGATTTGTAAACGTTGATCGTGATGGGACAAGTGAGGGTGTTGTCTGGCTGAGACCATGATAACACTTGAGCCCAGATGCCGAAAGCGGTGCCGTTTCCAACTGCCTTCGCAGCTTCACGTTCAATGTAGGGGAGGGTGAAAGATAGTTCGGTGTCCCCTTGTATGTCCACAACTTTGTGAAGACACGCTTGCCAATTGGGGGCGGTGTCTACGTTGTCGGAGAACCAAAACACCATACGAACACTGTGGAAAAGGGACGCAGTTATGTAAAACTTGAACTTATATGATCCACGGCGATAGTCAAACAGACGAGTGACCCAGTCAACATAACATATGGCCTGACCGTCGAAAGGCCCACAGACACACAGCACTTGGGCAGTGGTTGCCTCTAGAAAAGAGTTCTGTGAAATCATCATGGGGGTTCCAATGAGCCGAAGAAGTTCCATTTCGTCAACACCAATACCCCCAACAACTGGTTGTGTTGTTATTCCATTTTCCGGATCCATAGCCAGCTTGGGACCTGTGTCTAGTCCTTTGCCATAAACCAAGTCAGTGAAGGGGTTCACTTTAGTGATGGAACCAACATTAGTTGTCGTCGGTTTGGACAATCCGAGTAGACCAAGAAAGGCAGCGGCAGGGGCGGCGTAGGTCGTGAAAGTGTCAAGATATGTTTGCGCCTGTGATGGGGCAGTAATGGTGCCGACACCTGGTGCCATGTTCTCCATACGCGAACCAACTGTTGCAGAAACCGACTTAGCATGTTGTTCGGCAGTGTCCATACCCTTGCGCGCATACTTAGTCACCTTACCACTGTGCACATCAAAAGAGCCATCAACCTTTGTGTACCCGACACCTTTTTTGTAGGTGTAGAGTGCACCCACAGTGGGAGACTCAAGTGCATGTGGGAACATAACTTCAGAATTGATAAATCCAAATGTTACAAACACTTCAGCATTCGCTATCTCAGTGGTGACTGAGGTTAGCTCATTGAGTACACGAATCTGGATTTGCCCAAGCTCACCAGGTGTGTAATTGACAATGTCGAGCGCTCGGTAGGGGGATATGAAAGGCACATCTAGCACAACAGTGTCTCCCGCGGATGCAGATGCAAGGACGTGTGGATATCCAGATGCTCGGTATATGTCAGTGACAGGAAAACTTTCGTCAGCAACTCTAGGAGAGTAAAACGCAATGATCTTGCCATAATTGAACTGGTTTGATATTATGCGAATGGTTATGCGGAAACCACCTCGGAAATACCGATAATCCATAAGCTTGGCCACGTTAAACTCTTGTCCAAACAAGAAGTCTGGAAGCTCATATGTTGCTAACACAACACCTGCTATCTGTGATGGTGTCCACACTATCTTTGGAGCTGGGTATGTTCTATTGAAGATGTTGTCCAACGTGAACGTTTCCATATTCCAGGATTTGTGTGGGTCGGCGATAATTGTCCCATCAACAGCAGATTGCTGCACAGGGGCAACATCGTGATAATCACCAAGTTCACCGGGAACGGTGGGGGGTGCCTCATTTGATGCACGCTGTGTGAATTCCGTGTGACGGTCATCTGATACTGGTGCAGCGCTACCTGTTCCGCTATGGCATTGGAAATCACTGTACTGCAACGAGAAGTCAGAGATAGATATCTCTCTAGTCTTCTTACGTGACAAGTCGATTTGTTTTGTGTTGCTGTACGGGTGGGGATTGCGGTATGCCTTACCTTCGTTGTATTTCAAGTCCTGGTAGTGATACCAACTCTTAACTTTGGAAAGGTATACCTGATAGATTTTGGGGATGGTTTTGTGCACGACCTCACCCAACTTCTTAGTATACTTTTCGTAGGTGGCTACGTCGTGGTGGGACAATTCCATGATGAATGAATCGATAGTAGACAACAAGATGAAGTTGTCGGAGTCCTCGGACCGAGCCCAGTACGTGCATTCAACAATGGTCTTGATGGACAGTGGGGCACGCAGACCACCCACAAATGACCGACCAAGGTATGTGATCGTTTCAAGAGTATCGTATGTCTCGCTCTCCTTCTTGGAATAGTGAGTGTAGGTCATACCAAACAATCTGAGGAAGTGTGGCGCCAAATCAGAACATCGCAAGCCAACCTTATCCGTTGTGATCACATTGTCATCACCATACAGTGCCACCTCAAACTCGCCTTCATCCATACCGAAACACTCGGTAAGAATGTAGTAAATCATGGAATCTAGGCCTAACGAATTGCCAGTTGATGTCCACGGGTGACCTGATGGAACGCCACCATGTGCGAGATACACAGAGGTGAACACTATGTGCATGGCGTCAGTGATGTCCATAAGAAGCGTTCGGCGAATTTGTGCATTGACCTCTCCGTCATCATACCACCAATTTATGTAATCAACAACAAATTCCATAACGAATCGGGGCATCTTACTATCGAAGTTTGTGAAGTCACCGGACAACACTGATCCCTTATGCTTAGACAATCGTGAATACAATGTTGCCCAGCTGAGACCATGAGGATTTATGCCAACCGAGACTGGTTTTGTGGCTGGTGTACGCTGGATGTAAGCCATGAGGTCTGCAAAATACATGCGGGTAATTACTAAGTAATCGAGGGGGCACGATGAGATTACCCTTGTCTTGCCAACCTTCACCTTTTCAACTGGGCGAGTCTCATCCTTGAGACTATCAGCCCACAAGACTTGAAATCGGTCGCCCTTTTCCAATCCAGCAAGCTTTGTATTGACTTCGGTGGCAAATGAATCCAAAATGTCAACAGTGCCATGTGTGTTACGAGTTAGGTACGGAGCCTTTCCTCTGCCATGTCCAGTTCGAACTTTAAAGTCGTATCCGGATGATGTAGATAGATGGATACCAGGAATCCCGCGTTCAGAAACACCATCGCATGCTTCTTGCATAGTCAAAACTCGACCCACGTGATCGAGGTCGCGGGGGTATGTAGCTTGCATGTGCGCCATAACCCTAGGGGGGTACTGAAACGCGGGGTAATGCTCGGTTGTGACTTTGCGCAAGGCAAGGTGCAATGGAAAGTATTTTGTGTTAGTGTCTTTAACGTACGTGGGATTGAGCATGGCAGGAACACACTCAGGAGGGCCATCCCACCCAAACACTTTGGATGCACAAATTTTTGATGCCGATGGAGGGTGGTGTGCTAGATGTTGGTCTACATGAAACAAAACCGGCAAGGGAAATTCTTCACCTTCAACCAACATGGGCTCTGCGTGGGTAGGGGCCACATACTTTTCAAACCAAGGGCACTCACGAGATGCAAATCTCATGTTGTCAACTTGGGCGGGTGCATGATTTGTATCAGCATGTGTCTCAACAATGACATCAGGCTCTAGCATGAGCTCTATATTCTCCCGGCATATGGGGATTGCCACACTAACATCCTTCTTACCGACCTCACGAGCACAACCAATGTGCATGCCTAACAAACAAACCTTGCCCTGTGGTCCTTCTGCTATGAGCATAGAACCAGACTCACCCTGCGTGGTGGTCTCAAAGTAAGATATAGCTTGGTCGAGTATAAACATCTCATTGTGTGACGTATAGGATATTTCTGCCGTGTATGCAGCTTTCATCATGTGTCGGAGTGCAGGAGCTTTGGTGACGGGGTGCAAATGCAACATAGTAAGTGATGTCCCATCAGGGATAGAGAATAAGTGTTGCATATCAACAAAGTATGGCAAAGCACTGGGAGGTTGCTGAACTTGCTTTGGAACACGGAAAAACACTATGTCCACCCCAGCGACCCGAATGACGTCCTTACCAGTGGGCATGTCAAATTTGTAGTACTTACCCTTGTTGTGAAAGTTGACAGACACGTTTGGGCGTGTCGCATATTCCAGATACCAGTGGGAACAGGTCATGACCCATCGATCTTTGACATGTATACCGTGGCACGTGGATTCTACAATCTTATTCCCCTTGTCATCATCAGCTCGAGCACCGAAATAACACATGGTGTCACTAATAGTGGTGTTTATGCACTGAAGATAGGAATTGCCAGAGTGGGTTTCGAACTTGGTGTGTGTGTTGAAGTACGAGTATGCAGAGTGCTTAACTTCCTCTTCAGCATCCACTTGGTTCGCCCATTTATTCCATTTCTTCCAGTTCTGCTTGACATTGCCCCAATCCCTGTCACGTTCCTTCCAAGTTGGAGAGTGTGTTTCGACTACACACTCAGCTTTAGGAAAGATGAATTGATACAAGGGAGAGGCAGCAGATGCACAAACTATTATTGCAAACAGAGCAGTATAGTATGGGTACATAGAGCTATCTAGCCAGTTGTACAACCCAAGGTCAGCACATTTAAGATACAGTTGGAGTGGGGTGTACTCGTTCCACAAACTTGCCTGCGTGTATAATGCGTTTATTTCGTCTGGAGTCATGGCGAATTGGTTTTGCCTGGCAATCTGTTTTTGTCTAACTGCATGGACAATTTTGGCAAGAGCCGCTCCCGTAACTTCAGTGCCAATGTATGACTTGCCGCGGGGGTCGAGGATGGGACATTTGTCTATCCGGAACTTAATGTACGGGGCTTCATTACGACCTGTGTTCGTTGGCATGAGTTTTGTACGGTGAGCAACAATGTGAAATCGTCGCATCACAGCCTCATCGTCCGTCATGCCGGCATTGATCTTGCAATTTTTAATGCCGTCATTTGCTATGTTAGTGGTGATAAACACATATTCGGAATCGAAGTAACACATACCCTTTTCGGCAAATGCCATATTGAGCGAGTATGGTGTGGTGTTGATTGCGCCAATTGCAAAACCACACTCCTTGGTGCGGTCCTCCTTAATAGTGGTTCTCAAGAAGTCATCTAAAACAACAAACTTTTGTTGTCTATATCCTTCCATATAGTCACTACCGGAAGCCATTGTAAAACACAGCGAAGCTTCGTACACAACACTGTCGAACACACATATGGCTTGCTTAAGGAACTCGATAAAACCAGTCTTACCAACATTTGGTGGGCCAGTCATCAGAAGACAGGTTGGTTCTATACGAGTGTCTGCTCCTATCAGAGACGCATGAGCAGAACTCGCCATATCACCAAGTGCCTTAAGAGATGTGGTAAAGTTGGTTTGTAATGCTTTAGGAGCTCCGTTGAGTAATGGGTTCATGGAGAGAACAACAGCTTCCTCATACATTTCTTTCACATCATGCATGCTCTTTCGATTTTTGAGAGCGTCATTGGTATAGTGAGCCGTAAGGCGAGCAAAAGTAATAACATCAACCAACTTACATACATAAGTGTGGTACTCTTGGTCGAACGGATCGACGCTAAAGAGTGTCCTAGACACAACGGATATGATGTTTTGAATCACACCCATGTTGTCCTCAACAGCACCTTTCATGTGCCGTATAAACGTAAACTGGTTGTTGGCTTGTCTGATGTCTTCAGGTGTCAAACCATCAACCTTAACGATAGCAAACAACTTACTAAGCATTGATACCACAGGGTCAGGAGCATGGGGCTCAAACATTTGAAACCCACGCATGTGTAGGTTTTGATTATAGAAGGCCTGCGCTTGGTGCCACAATTCGGGGGGCACAAAATCAAAGGTTTCACCTCCAAAAACAACATTGCGTGCTGCTTTGATTCCTTGTGGAACCATTTCAAATGGTAATGAAACCAAGGCAGCAGTCAATTCGGGTCTACTTATTGGGTAATTGGTAACCCATTCTAAAGCACTAGCCTTGTTGCCATTGTATAAGTGGTATCCAAGATGCATAGTGGTTTTAATGTCCTGCAAGAGAAGCTTGTCTTGTGCAGATATGTCCGCCAATGAAAATGTGGCTATAGCATTACGCCACCTTTCATAGTCACGGAGGAGTCTGTCGTGGGCGTTGTGGACGAAGAATATCATATTCCAGGCGTCTTTAACCCACTTCCAAGCACGACCGCATCGTCTAACTAAATTAATGATTGAAACACGAAGCTCATGAAAAGCCATACTACCTAAAAACAAACGGAAACCATTTGCAAGACCTGCTAGGAAAGCAGACAACGCAAAAATGGTTGGAAGCGACATATATACAGGTCCATCCGCGGTAGGCGCAGGAGGGGCCTCGGTGCTAATATTACTCGGAGGAGGGCCTGGCATGGCTGATCCATGACCAGAGTGTATGATTACTTTGTATTTATTAATGGGATTGGTGCGCAATTGTGGGAATCCAAAGAGAACAAGATTCATGAACTCAAGGAAGAACCGAACGCCTTGGATGGCAAAACAAACGACTATAGCTATGATGAACATAAAGAAAAGAGTTAGGGTCGCCGCCAATGCGGACATGGCTGTTTCACACAGAAAGAACCTGGGGTCGGTTCCCCACACATACTGGGTGCTATCAGGAGAGAAATCGCAAAACGTAAAATTCGCCGCCCAAATGGCAAAGGGACTTGGCGTCCATGTTCCAGCATGAAGTTCCATGCGAACCTTCTTTGGTTCTGGCCCATCGTTAACAAGAGTGGACTGAAGTGGTTCGAGTCCCACACGTGAACGCACAGTGTGTCGCCGTTTACCGCCGATATGGCTGCCGTCGTATCGGTCGCGTTTTTGCGTGGGCAGAAAACTACTTGTCTTGAAGCCAGGTGGATGGTCAAGACAAACTTCAGTGGATGCAGCGGCTTCCAACCGCGCCTCCAACCAATCACCTTTGAGGTATTCGTTGTTGCCTTTCGGGATCCAATAAGTAACACACTTACCACCGCGCTTCTTCTGGCGAACAAACTTGCAAACATGCGGGCCCTGTACTGATGAGGGGGACCGAGGTCGCTTAGGTTTGTGATTGCCGGTATGGTACGCACGATTGGTTATAGGTGGAATGTCAGTGCCAGGCGCAGTAATGAAACGGACGGACTCTGGATGTATAGTGAGTTCGTTCGTATCTTTCTTGTAGGTGACATCGAAACAAGAGTCCACCGCATGTTCGGGGTAACAGGGACCATATATGGCCTGCAGCGTGTCCTTGAGGGGTGGAAAATCATCGGGTACCGTCGTATCTTTTAATCTAAATGTTGAACGACGTATGTTGACATGTTCGAGCCCTGGCGGGGCACGAAGAAAAGTGCTCATGGCATCCAAC